GGATTACCAAATTCTTCCGGGGGTCCGATTCGACGCGTTCGTTGATTGGGCAAGGTTGCTTATCGAAACCACGATTGGCGAGGTTCCACCCTATGAAGCCTTAATCGGCTCTTTTAGTGGTGGCGCATCGACTAGCCGTAACCGTACTGTCTCGCATCCCGCGGGAAAGTACGTCGGAGAAGCAGATGTTACCTCTAGAGCTTTGGAACTGTTCGAGGATCTCCTTGAGCATATTCCTGGCTGGCCTATTAGCACGGCCGATCTCCGGATCGTTGAAGGGAACATTATGTTCACCGTTCCAAAGAAAACGGATATTGATCGTTGTGCTTGTAAAGAGCCTGACATCAATATGTTCATGCAGAAGGGCCTTGGCGACGAAATTCGCCGATGTCTGAAGCGGGTTGGTATCAACCTCAATGATCAGAGTCGTAATCGTCGTTTGGCGTACGAAGGTTCCCAGAGTGGTCTTTTGGCTACTCTTGATCTTAGTGCTGCCAGTGACAGCGTTACTTCTTCTCTGGTTTTTGCGTTGTTGCCTCCTTGTTGGTTTACGTTGCTTGACGCCTTGCGGTGCGAAGTAACGTGGATTGACGGTGAGCTACACCGTAACGAGATGTTCTCTTCTATGGGCAATGGGTTCACGTTCGAGCTTGAAAGTTTAATCTTTTGGGCTCTGGCGAAAACCACTGCTTATTTTACGGGAACTCCCGGCATCATATCCGTGTACGGGGACGATTTGATCGTCCCGTCTGACATGGCGCAAGATCTCATATGGATTTTGTCGGTCTTCGGTTTTCAAACGAACCGCGACAAGTCCTTCACTGAGGGCCCCTTTCGGGAATCTTGCGGGGGTCACTATCACAATGGCCTCGATGTAACTCCTTTCTATCTGAGGAAGCCGATTGAGACATTATTGGACGTTATCCATACGGCCAACAGCCTACGTAAATGGGCTGCTCAAGACGCGTATAAGATCCTTGATCCAGAAGTCGAAGAGATTTGGCTATGGTTAAAGGGTTTTGTTCCTCCAGAGCTTTGGGGTGGCCGTGATACTAATGCCAAGTATTCTCTTGTCACGCCTGACCTTCCGCGTAAGCGGCTTCAGGCAATCACAAAAGACTGTGAGACAGGACTTGGCGGTTATTATCACTGGTTAAACTTGACTTGGAAGCGCGATAGATCGTTTGATGAAGGTGTGGAAACCTCTATCAGACTGATCGAGTCCCCGAAGTATCGGGTGCGTCCAAATCGCGTTCAGGTGGACCAGTTGTCCTTCGTGTTCTTGGCAGAACTCGAAGACATATTGGCCGACAAACCGGGTGGTAACCCGGAATCCAGCTAACTACTGGTGGGTGGTTT